ATGAGATCTCTACAAATTCGAGGCATAATTTATCCAACTGACGACGACGTCGGAAGTATCATTTGTAGATACGTTATTGTCTATGACAAACAATCAAACGGTGTAGCACCAACATGGGCAAATGTCATTTCTTCTCAAGACATCGCAGGAACAGTCGTTTCGACAGTCTACTCTATGGTCAATCTCGATAATCGAGACAGATTCGTTATCATACGTGATAAAACCTTAGTCATGGGGAAGTCAGTTTCAACTGCCACCCAAGCTTACTCAACTGCAACAAGTATCATCGTCAAAGACTACATCAAACTGAAACTCCCTACGATTTTCAACGCAGGAACAGCAGGAACCATAGGAGACATAACATCTGGAGCTCTCTATATCTTCGCCATCGCAAACCAAGCTGCTGCATCAGGAGTGACCATGACATTTACCACTCGTTTGCGTTTTGATGATCAGTAAAGCCTCTCTCTGGCAGCCCTAATAAAAATCTCGACGCCGTAGTCCCTACGATTTTCATTATTCATTAGTAGATCTAGTTAAGGGGTCCAAAGGGACCTCATGCGGCCTGAGTGGCCTGTTCGTCGCCCCGAGCGGTCTCCTCACGGTAGCCCTCGCGCCCAGGCAGCCGGGTTGCTCTCGGGCCCCATTTTGATAGTGCTATGGCGATGCTCTACGCTAGATTATCTGCGATGCCGGGAAAAGAAACTATTGGAAGATGAAGCGATAAGATATAGATGGAATTCTATTTAACGCTAAGTGAGACATTTAACAAAAATTAAGTCTAAGTGAGACACTTAAGATAATTATAGACCAAATGCTAAACTTAAGTGGACTTAGTCGTTTTTTATTCAGAATCAGAAGAAAGTAGATCATTGATAAAAGGATCATTTACATCATATTGATCTTCACCAGTATCGTCAGAACTAGGGTCAGACTCTCCAGCTTCAGTCTCAAAGTAAAAGACAGCATTATTGCGAGGACGCTTGTGAGGTTTAGGGTGAATAGAACGCTGGAAACGAGTCAAACGAGGAACAGGCTCAGGATCGTCTTGCCTCATGCGTTTATCACGTTCAGCAATATACTCTGGACGATACCAATAAGGATTATTAGGATCATCCAGTTCTTGAGATAAGGTAAGAGGAACGATTGTCCTAGAAGGAGACATAGGAGAAGGAGAAGTTGAAATTGGCATGTCAACACTAAGAAAGAGTTCATCAAGTTCAGCATCTGTTATCGGACTTTCAGTACCCGAAAGATCCACAACTTCTGCAGGAACTATTCGTATAAAAGTATCTGCAAAATCGATAACGATTAAGCGAGAAGTCAGTGTGGACAAAGACATCGGAGACGCTTTGTGATAGCATTCTGCTGGAGAATAATTAGAGAGAATCATAACAGGCAGATTATCTCTTTTAACCAAAGGAGGTTGAGAACGACGACTAAGTGGAATTCTATCTCCCGAGAGAATAGGATTAAGTTCAGTGATCTTTTTGTGAGCTTTATACTCATCAAGTACGATAAGATCGAAAGCACCATCAGAGTAACCATCAAACCATTTTTCATCAAGTGGCCAACGATAAATAGAAAGATGGAGAACGTCCTCAAGGACATTAAGCAGCGTGGTCTTCCCCATACCCGGACCAGCCTTGATCCAGATCTGAGGTGTCCGATGAGCTCGAATCTGGCGGATATTCGAGTTCATCCAAGATGCAAGAGCCTCGTTGGAGGAAGTGGTATGCCCATTCGCAGGACATACACGGAACACCGTCTGAAGGGCCTGCGCACGTGATTGACGGAGGTGCTTGAGGGCGAGGAAGTCCAAGTACCTTTGTACCGAAGCCTGGTGCAGCAACAGATAACCCGGATGTTCGTCGTCTAACTGATCGATCGTCGCCCCCGCTTGGATCGACTGGATCATCGAGAGTGCTGTTGATTTCTTCGATTGCGCGTTCATCAAGTATAGCTGGAGATCGAACGAGTTTGCATCCGGAAGTGGTTCGAACGTCCCGTCCTTGATCACGTACTGAATGCACTTTAACTGGCTTTTCACCCTGGACACGATGTTTGGGTGCTTCGGTGGAACAACGAGATTGTCGAAGTAGTTTACGTTCCGAGTGCGACATTGTTTTTCTAGCGATACAAACAGATGTAGATGATTGTTACCGTCTTCGTGTTGTTCTTGAGAAGCTACGCCTTTCAAGATCTTTAAGTCGGTAAAGAAAGCTTTTACAGAAGTGACGAAATCAGCAAGCGGATAGTCACACTGAGGAAAAGTCAAGAATAAATTCTTGGAACAGAGTTGGAAAGTATTCCTAGGAATACCGATAGGAGCAGAGGCAGCCATAAGAGAGGAGGTGGGAGCAGGGAGTGATAGCCGGAAGGTAATATTAAATAAATTCTTCCGGCTATTGATCCCGCCTGCCATTTTGTTTATACACATGGCGCGGGTTTGGTCAACGCTAGTCTGGTCAACGTTGGCCTTTTTTATTTTTATTTTTTTTCTTTCTCTTTGTCGGACTTAAGCATGGCTTCAAGCAGTATGCCCTACAAGCGAGGACGCAGTATGTCCAAAGGACGATTAGGATCTCCAGGACCCACCTTTGTACGCCTTCGAAGCGGAAGTCGTTCTCGTTCACCATCCATGCCCAGAGGAATGGTTGCCTCCTACGTAGGATCACAACCAATAGGCCTCGGAACAGGTTTACACGAAAGGAAAGTGATTGACATCGCAACAAAAACTTTCGCTGTTGAAACAACCGGAACACAGTTGGAACTCTTGAACGGTTGTGCACCAGGAAGTCAAAACTACAATCGTATCGGACGAAAGATAAGCATGAGATCTCTACAAATTCGAGGCATAATTTATCCAACTGACGACGACGTCGGAA